GAAGACCTACAACGTGAAGGTGTTTTAATAACAGGCTTTAAATTCACTTCAACTAGTAAGCAACAATTAATGGAAGGTTTAGCTTCAGCTATCCAACAAAGAAAGATAACCTTTCCGGAAGGGCATATCGTTAACGAACTTGAAATCTTTGAGTATCAATATACCGCAACCGGTGTTCGCTATTCTGCACCACAAGGCTTTCACGACGACTGCGTTATGGGTTTAGGCTTGGCTTGGCAACATTACACTAAAAATAAAACACAAGGGCAATATTCTTTTGCCTAAGTTGTCAAGGAATCCTTGTTAACTAAATGTTCTTTTTATAGCTCAATTTTATATTATAAAAAACTAGACTTTCTTGTAACAAATAAGTGGTAAAATTTGTTACAACAATCTTCCAGCTCTTTTCTATTTATAGGTATGAACTGGAAAGACATAAACGTATTTCAATGGCAACAACTAAATGAGCTGCTTCTTAAAAGCAAAGAAGCAACTGATTTGGATTTAGCTATTTCGTTAACTGCTATCTGTACAGGATTAACAGAACACGAAATTGATTCAATGCCTATTGAACAACTTAACCCTTTGATGAAAAAGGTTTCTTTTATTCACGAAGAAATTAAACCTGAACCGCAAAAGTACATAACCATTAAAGGCAAAAAGTATAAATGTATTTATGACGTTCGTAAGATGCCAGCGGCTCGTTATATTGAAACAAAATACTTCGGTAAAGACGTAAACGCAAACCTTCACAGAATAGCTGCTTGTATGGTTATGCCGATGAAGAAAACTTTGTTCGGTTGGAAGGTAGAAAAATACGACGCAAGTCGCCACGAAGAATATTCGCAAGATATGCTTGAAGCTCCGATAACTGCCGTACTTGGAAGCGTGGTTTTTTTTTATCAAGTTTACAAAAACTGGATAAAGAATTCGAAGGATTATTTGATAGCGGAAATGACGAAGACGATGACACGCTATCAAGCAGAGGCGGTGTATCAAAGTTTATGCAGTATTACGGATGGATTTACCAAACAGAACTTGTTGCTGCATTCGAGAAAATCAAACTTGAAGAAGCTTATGAACTACCTACAATCCAATTCCTTAATGACTTGGCATATCTTAAATCAAAAAGCGAATACGAAGCAGACCAACTAAAACGAGCGTATGGCAAAAAGTAGGCAACAATTACAAGCAGAAAGTTTATCTTACCTTGAAAAGTTAGGTGTAGATAGAGCTGAATTTGAAACGGCTACTGCTGGATTAGATGCCTTAGAATATTATTTAACACTTAGTGCTGCAAACTTTATTTTAAAAGTCAGAGAAAATTTAGAGGCACAAGGGAAAGTTGATACCGGTGGATTGAGTGAAAACTTACAACAAACTGCAGTTTCTAAAACAAAAACTTCGTTAAGTATTTCAATTGGTTACGAAAAGGGTTCAAAACAAGCAAAGTATTATGACTTTGTAAATAAAGGAGTAAAAGGATATAAAAGCGGTTCGCCGAATTCTAAATATTCATTTAAAGCTGATAGACCGAATCCGAACAAGGATATGGTTTTTAATATCGCTAAGTGGTTAAGAAGAAATGCAAGCTTAGGAAGACGTGAAGATAGCAGAACTTTAATTACTGCAACACAAAGAAAAAGGAAAACTTTAAGTACAATGGTAGACGAAAATAAAAGGTTTAAATCTTTTGCGTTTGCCGTTGCTAAATCAATAAAACAAAAAGGATTAGAAAAATCAGGATATTTCGATGACGCTATTAAATATAGTTTTGGAGCTGACTTTTCTAAAACAATATCAAAGCTAATAGGTCGAGATATTCAATTAACTGTAAAATCAATAGCACAAGATGTCAATAACAATCGCTAGTTCACCGGATAGTTATTCAAGTATTCACAATCCGTTATGGTTTGTAGTTACTTCAAATAATAATACTCAAACAAACTTTAAATTCGTTTGTGATATTTACGTAGCTACCACTTTAGTGGCTCGTTTAAAATCTTTTCCTGACCCTCGCACAGGCTGGGGAATATTCAACGTAGCTTCAGTAGTTCGTGATTATTGGGAATCTTATTTTAAACCTAAGACAACTTTGCCCGATGGATTCGTGTATAAAGGAAATGAAATTTACACTTCATACGAAGTTAAGTTTGGCGAAGAGTATGGCGGAACAACGTACACAAATCTTGCAACGTCAAGCAAAAAATCTTATAACTACGTTTCGGATTATCTTTATACAGACACTTCAAATATATTAAGAACACCAGCTTTGTATCAAAGCTTATACGCTGGTACTTATATAACAAACAGAGATAAAACACAATTGAAGTTTCCAAAAGAAAGTATCGGTAGCGGTTACTATTTTATTACTTCGTTATGTGATTTAGAAGATACAACAAGGTCGCAATCTTTAGACGTTTCCGTTTACAACGGAACAACAACTACAAACTACACCGGTGCGGCTTCTTCATTCAAAGACTTTGCTTTGATTGATGTTTCGCCTCGTTCTATCAATCAGTATTTAGGTACTTCAGCTATTGGTTCAACAACAGTTTATTATGATGTAAAGTTTAAAATTACCGGAGCAGTTGTTGATTCAGTACGAATAACAATGACGTGTTCTCAATACGAATCAATCCCTCTACACTTTTTAAATTCTGTTGGCGGGTATGATAGTTTTATTTTTACTCAAGTAAACAGGCAGACAAGAAACATTGAAAAAAGTTCTTACGAGCGTTTGGAGTGGGAACCGGAAATCGCTACACAATCAATGCAGCGAGTAGGCTCTTACGGAAAGTTCAATGGTGGAATGATTCCTTTTGTTACAAGGCAATCGTTGAGTTATAAATTAATTTCTGATTGGGTTAATTATGTCGATTATAACTGGCTAAAAGAATTAATCGCTTCGCCTGAAGTTTATATGGAGCGTAACAATCAATTTATTCCGGTAACAATTTCAACAACAAGCTGGACAGAGAAGAAAAGGTTTGCAGATAAAGCATTCAATTTAGAATTAGATATTGAGTTGGCTAATAAAGTAAATTCTCAATTTAGATGATAACTGAAATCTACATAGAAAATCAAAGGTTAGATTTAAGCAAAGATTTGTCAAGCGAATACACGTATTCAATTGACGATATACAAGATTTTGCTGCAAGAAATACAAGCTTTTCTAAAACTATAATATTACCCGGCAATGCAACAAACAATAAATTATTCGGACATATTTTTGAGTTCAGCTCAAAGAATTTCTATAACAACTCCGCAGATAATGTGGGTTACAACTTCAACGCAGCAAAAGCAGCTGATTGTATTATATATGTAGATAGGATTCAAGTATTCAAAGGAATTATTCGCCTTTTAGAAATTACTATTGACAGAGGAACTATCGAATATGAATGCGTTGTATTCGGAGAGTTAGGCGGATTTGTTACTGCAATGAATAACGATAAGTTAGAAGATTTAGATTTTTCAGGTTACGACCACCAATGGACAAGAGATAATATTGTTGCTTCTTGGGAACAAGCTTCAGGAAATACGGCAAGTGGAATGGGTTATTATTATCCATTAATTGATTACGGACAAGTAAGTACAAATAATAAAAGCAATTGGAGTTATAAAGCCTTTCGTCCTGCTTTATTTGTAAGAGAATACGTTGATAAAATTATTACCGGTGCTGGTTATACTTGGGAAGGAGATTTTTTAAATTCAAATTTATTTAAAAGATTAGTAATACCTAATAATCAAAAATCATTTAGCCGTTTAAGAAACTATAATTTTCAAAGAAGAAATAGCTCTTATACATTTACTGAAGCAGATGGAACAAGTAAATTGTTTCCTTTACCTATTTCCGAACTTACTCAAAACTATACACCAAACGGAGCATTTACGGAATTTACTTATACAGGCACAAGCTTCACCGGTCAATACGAAACAGACATACGATTAAGTTGGCAAAAGAATAGTTCAATACCTTTTCACTTTGATGTATTAGTAAATGGAACAATCGTTGGAACACATAGCTGGGAAAGTTCGTCCTCTGCAACTCCGATAACCATTGAATTAAAAGTTTCAGGTAATATTACCTTAAACACAAACGATATTCTTTCTTTTAGATTCAGACAAGATATTGCAACAGATTTTGAAATAATTGTACAAGTTGGTCAAGGATTAATTAAAATAAAAACACCCGGATTAGTTCCAGTTGATTTTGTTTTGGGCGATATGATTGAAATTAATCAATCTATTCCAAAAGGTATCTATCAAAAAGATTTTATTGCTTCAATTGTTAAAATGTTCAATCTTTATATTGTAGAAGATGCAACTAAAGAAAAACATTTAAAGATTATTCCTTACATAGATTTTTATACAACAACGGCTAACTTCTTACAAGTGAATGACCTTGAAGAAGAATTGCTAATTGACTTAACTGGGTTGCTTTTATTAGACGACTATACCGCTACGAATTTGGATTGGACTTATAAGGTAGATAGAAACAAGCCGTTTAAATTAAAGCCAATGAGCGAACTCAATGGTAGATTCTTTGAGTTTAAATATAAACAAGATGCTGATTATTACAACGAAGATTATTTTAAACATTACGCAATTGGTTATGGCGACCACGTAGAGGATACCGGTTATGAATTTGCAAATGATGTTCAAAAAACAGAATTAATATTTGCAGCTACTCCTTTAGTTGGTTATACTGGAGAGGATAAAGTATTTCCAACAATCTTTAAATTGTCTAATACTCAAAATACACAATCAGAAGACCCTATCGACCATAACATAAGAATAATGCAAGTGCATAAAGTTACCGATGTTAATTCTTGGCATATTAGAAGCGATAGCGGAAACGAAGGTAATGCCTTAACTGTTTATGGATACGCAGGACATTTGAATGACCCCGATGTACCAACGGCTGACATTAACTACGGAGTACCGAAACAAGTTTATTTTGCAATACCGGGTAACTATCCAACGGCTAATTTATTCAATGGGTTTTGGAGTGATTACGTTGCAGAGATTACCGATAAAGATTCTAAACTATTAACGTGTAATGTCTATTTAAAGATAAGCGATATTTATGGTTTGGATTTCTCAAAGCTAATTTATATTGATGGTGCTTTGTGGAGATTGAATAAAGTTATCGATTATAACCCTACTAACCCTGCATCTACCAAATGCGAATTTTTAAAAGTAATAGAATTAACTTATGAATAATATTATCGAAGAGTTTGACCCGATAAAATTAAATAAAAGAGCAATTCAAAACATTGCTGAAATAACTATTGCTTATGATTCTATTTCAGAGTTAATAAATATCTATGCTTTAAAGCAAGAAAAATCTATCGTGAAAGCACAAAACGAAGTTGCACTATCTCAATATTTGCCTACCAATAGCACCTTATTTCTAAAAGACGAAAAGCAAAAAAGGGAGAAACCGAAATATGTTACTCCTGATAATTGGAAAGACGCATTTAAATTAATAAAATTATTATGGCAAACGAGGTTGTCGGCGTAGACATAAATGTCAAAACCAACGTAGAAGGTTCTATTGGTCAGTTAAAGGCTTTAAAAAAGCAGTTAAAAGATACCGCTGCAGGTTCAGAAGAATTTAAAAGACTTACGAATGAAATTAACGATTTAGAAGATAAATTAAAAGGTGCTAAACAAGCCGCTGGAGATTGGGTCGACCAATTAGCTTCCGCTCCCGGTCCTTTAGGTGCAGTCGGTAATGCTTTAAATAAATTAAAAGTATCAACTCAAAGTTTTGGTGGAGCATTGAATGCTATTGGTATTGGTGCTTTCGTAGCAATTGTAGGCGGTTTAGTTGCTGCTTTTGCAGAATCTGAAAAGGCTACAAAAAAGTTACAACCTTTATTAATAGGACTCGAAAGAATATTTAACGGAATTTATGCAGCCGTTGAACCATTATTTGATGCCTTTATAGATTTAGCTACTAAGGCTATGCCGATAGTAACTAGAAGTTTTGGCGTAGCATATTCGGCTATTACTTCATTCCTTCAAGGATTAGGTAGTTTAGGTAGTGCAGTGAGTAAATTAATCAAAGGAGATTTTTCCGGTGCTTGGGATAGTGCAACCGAAGCAGTAACTGGATTTGGTAAAAGATATAGTGAAGCCAATGAAAGATTTATGGCTGGCACTAAAGAGGTAACTAAAACAGAAAAAGAAGAATTAGACAAAAGAAATGAAGCTGCTAAACAAGCTGCAGAAGAAAGAAAAAAAGCTAATGAAGAAATATTAAAAAATGCCATTCAAAGTTCCAATGAAATATTATTGCTTGAAACAAAGAATGAAAAACAAAAAGCAGAAATAAAATTAGCTTTACAATACGAAGCAGAAAAGAAATCAATAGAACAATCTAAAGCAGGAGCAAAAGAAAAACAAGAAGCTCTAAAAGCTTTAGATGCAAAATTTGTAGCACAACAACAAGCATTAAATGAGGAATATAAAAAGAAGGATGAAGAAAAAGAAAAACAATTTCAACAAAGATTAAATGAAATCAAATCTAATATACGAATTGAAGGAATTACAGATATTAGAGAAAAGGAAAGGGAAAAATTAAATCAGCAGTTAGAGCAGGATATTAAGAAAATTACAGAAGATGAAACATTAAAAGAAGAACAAAGAACTGCATTAATAGAACAATTACGAATAAGTAGTAAACAAAAACTAGATGAACTAAATAACAAGTTTGCAGAAGAGGATAGGCAAAAAAGAATATCAGATGAGCTTAGTGTAATAAAAATTATTGCAGAAGCAGAAAATGAAACATTTAAAGAGAGATTAGATAGATATAGACAAATAAGAGAAAAAGAAAGAGAATTATTAATAGAAAAAAAAGCAAACGCTGCAGAATTAAAAGCATTTGATGCTGAAACAAAAAAAGGTGAAATAGAGAGAGAAAGGAGTGCAACTGAAACAAAATTAGGTATTATTTCGGATGCATTGGGAACTATCGCTGAAGCAGTAGGTAAAAATACAATTGCTGGTAAAGCGTTATCAATTGCACAAGCTACTGTTGATACTTATGCTGGTGCAAACAAAGCGTTATCAACTTATCCACCACCTTGGGGAGCTATCGCAGCTGGTACAGTAATTTTAGCAGGATTATTGAATGTGAGAAAAATTATAGCAACCAAAATTCCTAAACCACCCGGAAGTAGTGTTTCTGATACAGCAACTGCATCTGTTCCAAGTTCTGCACCTATTACACCATCTGCACCTTTGATTAATACACGAACTCAATTAGATTCGGTTACTATTCAGCAATTAGGTTCGGCAACAAATCGTGCGTATGTGCTTGAAAGTGATATCACTAACAATCAAGAAAGAATAAGAAGAATCAATAGGGCGGCAAGATTAGGATAAAATCTATTTATAGTTATGGAAAAAGAATTACCAATATATCGTTTAGACATAGTAGAGGATTTAGATTCAAATGTTGAAGTGGATTTTGTCGCTCTTGTAGATAGACCGGCTATTGAAAAAGCTTTCTTAGCTTTTCAGGATTCATATTCAGATTATCCGGATTCAGTTAAAAATAATGCTCAAGCTGTTTTGGATTGGACAGAAGAAAATGGATGGGGCGATTGCGGAACTCCAGTTGGTAAGCAACGAGCAAATCAGTTAGCAAACGGAGAGCCTATTTCTTTTGAAACCATTAAAAGAATGTACTCTTACCTTTCAAGGCATTTGGTAGATTTAGAAACTTCAAAAGGTTACGAAGATGGATGCGGAAAATTGATGTACGATGCGTGGGGTGGTAAAACGGCGTTAAGCTGGGCGGAATCTAAAATTAACGCAATCGAAAGACAGAAGTTCGCTATTCAGGACGAAGAGGAAAGAATTATAACCGGTCCTTTAATGTTGGCTGATACTCCGATTTATAGAAACGACGGAAACGGAGAATACTACGTTGTGTTTACAAAAGACACTATAAAAAAGATTGCTCAAAAATATTTCAAGAAAGGCTATCAAAATAACGTAAATTTGATGCACGATTCCGGACAGAAGATGGATGGCGTTACGATGTTTGAAAGCTGGATAGTAGATGAGAAAAGAGGAATTAAACCGATGAATGGATTTGAAGATGTAAAAGACGGAAGCTGGTTTGGTTCTTTTAAAGTAGAGAATGACGATGTATGGCAAATGGTTAAGGATAACAAAGTGAAAGGATTTAGCGTTGAAGGAATCTTTAATTACAAAACACAAACGCAAGAGGAAAAAATGATGCAAGATATCATTGAAATCCTTGAGCAAGTAAAATAACTGGTTTTCATAGTTTGGTTAATATCGGGGGGTGTTTCTACACTCCCCTTTTTTCTATGTGGTAACTTATCCACTTATCAACTATTTAGGGATAAATTATTTATGACTGCACAAGAAGCACTTTTAAAAATTAAGGCGATGTTCGCAGAAGCACAACCAGCGGTTGAAGCTCCCGAAATTGCCGTTTCTAATTTTGCAGAGTACGTTCTTGCTTCAGGTGTTAAAGTGATGGTTGACAAACTCGAAGTCGGTGGTAAGGTTACTATCGTAGACGAGCAAGGCAACGAAGCCCCAGCACCGGTAGGCGAACACACTCTTGCCGATGGAACAGTTATCGTACTTGACGAAACTGGAACAATCCTTGAAATCAAAACTCCCGAAGTTGAAGCTCCTGAAGCACCTGAAACCGAAGTTGAACTTATGAAGAAGAAGGTTGCAGAAATGGAAGCTAAGATTGAGGAAATGAAGAAAGGAAAAGAAATGATGGAAAGTAAGTTAAGCGAGAATGCCGATAAGTTTTCAAAGGCTATTTCTGAATTAACCGATGTAGTTATCGAACTTACTAAAACTCCTTCAGTTCAACCTACTCAACCTAAAGAAGTATTTAACAAACACTTCGAAAGCAAGAATGATAAAATCTCTCGTTTTTTATCCAATTACGCAAAATAAATTTCTAAAATTTAAATTTAAACACAATGGCTTTTGACGTATCAGCATTGAACAATTATACCAAAGAGAATGAAGCTCTATTGGTAACTTCTTCCGTATTAGGAAGCAAAACCGCTTCTTTGATTAAATCTCAAGGAAACGTAATGGTAGGTGTAAAATCTGCCGAAACTATCAACATTATGGATACTGACGCTATCTTCCAAGCAGGTGGTTCTTGTGGCTTTAACGCTTCAGGTTCTACTACTTTCACGCAGCGTACTGTAACTGTTGGTAAAATCAAAGTAAACGAATCTCTTTGCCCTAAAGACCTTGAAGCAAAATATTTGCAGAAGGCTTTACCAGAAGGAAGCCGTTACGATTCAATCGCTTTCGCTGCTGAC